TTTGATTTTAAATTCTTCAAAATCCCAATATGGCTGATCTAACTTGCCTACATATTTGGCTACAAGGTCATTTTTTTCAACATAATTTAATTTTTCCCAATCTTCGAGGGCCTTTACGCCTAATTGATGCAGGGAAACATTCACCAGCCGATCTTCAACATGAGACGGCACAAGTTTTACTTGAATTTTTACACTTTTCATATCGTTTTGATTTTCAACAAAGGTCGACATTTAAAATTTACCAAAAAATACCACAAACATGGTATTTTCAAAACGGTAGATCCCCTTCAAAATTCCTATTGTCTGCTTGGCTGTATCAACTTATCCCAAATAGCCCGTTTCCGCTGGATGATGCGCGCACGGGATTCAACACTGATTTCAAACTGTGCGCCCTGTAAAATCTCACCAATCCGACCAGCGCGGCGGGTAGTCTCGTTCTGTGCTTTCAATTCATTGGTAGCTTCTTGCTTCGCCTGTTCAACCCGTTTCATTTTTTCACCTTTCTCCCATGTCAATATATTTTCGCTAATCGCCCAATCAAACCACTCCCCAGGGACATCCTTCCAGCTTTTCAACTCTCCATACTCACCACGCAGAAACGCGGCCTTATCGACTTCAAGCGCCTCAATCCAGGCCATTTTTTGTACCAGCCTTTCCTGTTCTCTCCGGGATTCATCTTCTGCGTTCACAATCGCCGCTACAACCCCCTTGCGCCATTCTAAGTACTCATTCAGGATTGCAAACATGATCGAAATACTAAACTTGCCACCGTAAAAAATCCGGTTGTCGCTTTCGCCTAATTTGCCAGTCATTTGCATCTTGACAGCGGCGGCGCATTCCATCGGGTTAAGGTTGGGATAGGCTTCTTTGAAGTCCTGTGCAAACTGGTTGATTACAAAATCCTCCGGTTGCACAACATAGGCAGCAATTGAAATGATCGCTTTTGCTACTTCAAGCCGCGCGGTTTCGTTTTCCATCAAGCGGACGGGGTTTTGCCGTACCTGGGCAATCCAAGACACTTGTTTCGGGTCTACGTCGGGGACTGCGGGTAGCTGTGAGGTGTGTGGTTGAATTTGTGTATTGTTTTCCATTGTTTTTGTCTTTTTTTGATCTTATAATCCCTGCCGCTTACCCCATTCAACCCACTTTTCAGCTTCGGTTTTTGGGCGGTTGTTCAATGTGGTAATCCATTTATTGAATTCCGCTTCAATCCCAATGGGGTCAAACCTTCCGTGCAAGTATGCCTCTTTCGGGTTGGCTTTGAGGTAATCCTTTGCCATATCCAGAAAGTCGCACCAGGGTTGCACGTCGTTCAAAGGGACAATGCCCTTTGTAATCGTTCGTTCTCGCAGCACGGCAAACAGGGTCTTTAGTGAGCGCAAGTATTTTTTGTGAAAGACTGGTTTCTCTCCCCGATTCAAATCAGCAAACCGATTTTCATATTCCAACCACATCAAAGTGATAGGGGCGGGGTCGGCTACCTTTTCTTTTTTCGCGGAACTTTTTTCTTTTGGCTCTTTTTGTTCGATGTCGAAGTATTCCGGCACGTGGTGAATTTCAACCATCATTTCGTCTACTTCATCAATCAGGGTGACGGTCGAAAATTCTTTTTCGACATTGTTTACTTCATTAGTATTTACTTCACTTAGTATTTCCTCCTGATAGTACTTACTTGTTACGGCTTTCCCGTTTACGGAAGTTCCGTCTACGGATAAACCGTTTACGGCTTTCCCGTTTACGGGTTTATCGGTTACGGTATAATCGTAGCCTTTGAATTGGGCTTTTTCATTCTTGATCTTCACCCGTGAAATGTACCCGGCTGTCATCAATTCCTTAATGATTCCAGCCGTACCGTCACGGCCATTTTTGGAACGATTGGAAAGATCGGCAACATTTATTTGCCAATTGTCGGGAAGGTGTAGCAGGTAAACTAGCATTCCCTTTGCAGCCCAGGAAAGGTCTTTGTTTTGGATCACGTCGTTATTTACGACCGTAAAGTTATCGGTGCGCTTTTGGCGGGTTATCTTGCTCATTGCATGGCGGGTTTTACGGTTCCACAATTGATACAAGCAAGATCACCAGTAGGTGCGCCGTGATCGTCCATATCTCTTTCTAGTACAAAATCACATCCACCTGTGCATGTGTCAAATTGCACCTCCCAGCAACGAAAGCAAGTTTTGTATCTTAAAAACTCGACTCCGATTTGCCCGGCCTCATCGTCACCATTTTTGTATTTTGGAACTCTGGCTTCTAGTAGCTCGTACTTTTCGCCTTTCTTGATGCCTTCATTGCATCCCTCGCATTCGTGGTCTTTGCGAGCCTTGACAAGTCTCTGTTTCATATCTCGCAGTTTAAATTTTGACAATAAAAAAGGCCACCTGGAGAGAGTTCAGGCAGCCTTAGACTGTTAAGTATAATCCCATGAAAATACTTTGCGAAATATGTGCTTTGCTCTCTCCTTCAAGGCACATACATTATCACAAATATACAAAATAAAATCAAAAAATCAATTCTTTCCCGGCCTACATCGGGGTAAATCCATTGACTTAATTCTCTGGCAATTACCCCTTTGTGGCCTGATTTGTGGACTTGACTGGATTCGAACCAGCTCTTTTCAGCCGAACCATCTGTGCTATACCATTTACACCACAAGCCCAAATTTATCTTAAACAGCCTTTGCTGCTTCATTCAAAAAAACCCAGCACTGAGCCGGGGGTGGTTGATTAGATTCCATTTCCACAAATCAGAGCCGTAAACCACGTCCTGTAAACGCAGGCTATAATTAGATGATCTGTAAATCAACTTGTAGTTACAAATCTACAACCTATTTTCCAAACCCGCAAACTTTTCCCGATAAAACTATAAGAAATATAAAAATAGTTTGTATCTTTAAATCGCAGAGTTTACAGTTACTAATGTCGCCGGGTTGTGCGCCCGGTTTTTAAAACCAAAAACGATGAAAAATTTAGAAGATCTTTCGATTATTCAAAAGATGCAGATTGTCACAACTGCCATAAATTACATGAGCGGCAACTTACAAGATGCTGCAAATGTAGTTGAATCACATACTGTGGACAGGCTTGAGCGGGCGAAGTTGCTTGAATCAACTCTTACGCAGCTTTGCCGCGTTGCTGAGGATTTGGGCAATATGTTGAATGACATTGAGTTCATGGCAGACATTGACGAAAAGATCACTGAGGTTGCTTTTGAAATCGTAAACGAAGTATTGTAATGGATGTTAAAGAGTTGATCAAAAGGCTATCGGAAGACATAGAGCGCGAAAGCTCCTTCATTAAAAAGAATGGGGGGGATAAAGGCGCGATCTCTTGGAGAGACGAGGACGGCGTTTTAGTCTCTGTTTTAGAGGCTGAATTTATTTTATCTTTACTAAAAGCGTTTCAGGATGGCAAACAATGACTTGATTAAGAAAAAAAGTATAGCCTTGACTGAGGCAACCCATACGCGTTTGATGGAGATTGTGGGATTCCTGCAAGCAAAGCGGGGAGTAAATACTACGGCAAACCAGGCGATTGAAGCGCTGCTGCATAAGTGGGAGGCAAACCAAGCAATTGAAAAACTGGAAGAACAACAACCTGGCGTTCTTGAGCAAATCTTTCAAAAAACGGAGCAATGATAGGATTCCTATTTTTTACCTTTGCAGCAGTTCAATCTTTTTGGCTGCATCGTCTTTGGGTTGCTTCGGATAATCACGCTGCCCGAATTGCTACGCTTGAGCAGTCCAAGCCGAAAGCGGTAGTGCAAGCTCCGCAGCCAACGAAACCAGAAAAGCAAAGCTTTGAAAAGCCTGTTATTCCAGGCGCAAAAGACGTGAAGCCGATGTTTATCGGGGATGGCTGTTTGCAGTTTGATGAAGAGAATCAGGTGGCAGAATGGGTATGAAGTCAATGAACTTTTCCAGTAAAATTCTTTCTGGGCAATATTCGCAAGTGTCGGATTGCTTAGGGTTTGATTTTATCACTTTTCCGCGTAAATTTGCGGTAAATGTATAGCCAAATCAATTACACCGAATACCATTTTTAGGGTATTTTTTAACCCGTTTTTATTTTATAACTTACATGAAAATCAAACGATTATGAAAAATGTAAGTAATTTTAGATTCAAGGAATCCGAATTGGGTGTTTTTGCAACATCTGAAAGTGATCAGGTTTTTGCCAATTTCAGTAAAGGTTGCCGGGTAATTGGGTTGACAAATGGTAAGTTTTCCCTTATTGATATTATCCGATCTTGTTTATCCAAAGTAGGGAAAGCTCACGTTTGTGTAGCCACTTGGAGCGCGGGCATTAAGGATGCGCACCAAGTAAAGTGGATGGTGGATAGCGGGTTAATCCAATCTTTTACTATCGTCACTGATCACAGCTACAAAACTCGCCAAAAGCAGTACGCCGCAAGCCTTGAGGATATTTTTGGAAAGGAAAACATCCGCACAAGTGAGCTTCACGGAAAGTTCACTTTGATCTGGAATGATGAGTATAAGGTATGTATTCGCCATTCAATGAACTTGAACGCCAACAAAACAGTGGAACATTTTGAACTAGATGAAGGCGATGAAGTGTTTAATTTCTTTATGTCTTTCGTTGAACATACATTTGGGGTAATGCCGAAAGGCTTCACTGGGGATAACTTTACTGTATCTAAGGCGATGGATAAATTTTTCGGGCAACAACCCGTCAAACAAAAAGCATGGAGCGAACTTTAAGCGAAAAAGAAATAGAGGCCATTACAAATTTTGGGGCATTCGGTTATGATGCTTCACGGATGGCCTCTATTTTGGGTTGGAGGGAAGATGAGGTGGTAAAACTCTTGTCTTCCCCTTCTGAGTTTGCGAAACTGGTGCAAAAAGGTAAAGACATGGCGGGCTATGCCATAGATCAAAAATTGTGGTCTATGGCTTTGAGTGGCGATATGAAAGCACTGGAGAAATTTGAGCAGCGCAAGCAAGCTCGTTCCATGAAGAAAAAAGTATGATAGAGTACTCAAACATAGGCGACTTAACCGAAAAGCAGCGCATTTTCTGCGAGATGTATTGCCGTGTCTGGGACGCAACAAAGGCAGCTAAGGAAGCTGGGTATAGTGAAAAAACAGCGTATTCAATTGGTAGTGAAAACCTGAGAAAACCTGAATGCGCAAAATACATTCAATTCATCAAAGATAATGCCTTAGAGTTCGCTGGTGTATCGATGCTTCGGAACATGCAAGAGCTTGCTAAAATAGCCTACGGCTCTGGTGCTGACATACGTAGAACATGGGAAAGTCTAGAAGACTGGTGTGACCTACCGGATGATGTAAAGTCCACCATTTCAGAAGTGACTACATCCACACGTGTGATAAAATCCATTGGGGGTGATGAAGAAAGCGGAGCGAGCATAGTTCAGGCTATCGAAACCGTGAAGGTAAAGCAATATGACAAACTCAAGGCGCTGGAGATACTCAATAAAATGGGTGGGTTTAATGCTCCTGAAAAGATTGAGATGAATAACGTTGAAATATCTTTCGATGACAGTAGCAACGAGGAATAGTAGCCGAATAAAAATCACAATCAAGCCGCCAAAGCTTGCAGACTATCAAAAGGCTTTCCTGAATTGCCCGCAACGCTTTTCGGTTGTCGAGGCTTCCACAAAGACGGGCAAAACATTCTCACATATTTACTGGCTTTTCCGGTTGGCGCACGGCCTTGATCCGGTGTGGTATACGGACGGAGTTAAACCAGGGTGGAATATGTGGTGGGTTGCCCCGGTGTACTCACAGGCTAAAATCGCCTTTGCCCGCATGAAACGCCACATCCTTAATGCGCCGGGCTATAAATTCAATAACTCCGATCTTGCTATCACAACCCCAAAAGGTACAATTATATCTTTCAAGTCTGCCGATACGCCGGATAACCTATACGGGGAAGATGTGTACGGCGTGGTCTTCGACGAGTTCACCCGCGCCAAACAAGCCGCGTGGTTTGCCCTCCGTTCTACCGTCACGTTCACCAAAGCCCCGGTTAAATTCATTGGCAACTACACAGGACAAAGCAATTGGGGGCACAAGCTCACCAACAAAGCCAAAACCGACCCAACCGAATACGCAGCCTTCCGAGTCACAGCCTACGACGCGGTACGGGCTGGCATCCTAGATGAAAAGGAAATCGAACAAGCAAGGCAAGATTTGCCATTATCAGTTTTCACGGCGTTGTACCTGGCGGAGGGGGTTAGCGACGATTCGATACTGTTTCCAGAAAAAGCACTGGAAGATATATTCACCAATTCCTTTGTGCAGGAAACCGGACAAAAGTACATTACCGCAGACATTGCCCTACATGGCTCTGACCGCTTTGTTATTCGTGTTTGGCATGGGTGGGTAGTCGTTGCAACGTACGCAATCGACAAATGCGACGCTGACGAAGTGGAAAAGCTACTAAGGGAAAAGGCATTGCAATACGGTGTACCGCAAAGAAACATCGCCTATGATGCGGACGGGGTGGGGGCATTCCTTCGTGGGTATCTCAAGACGGCTCAACCATTCAACAACGGGTCGACTCCGATTCAGGACGGGAAGCATAAGATCAACTACCTGCACTTGAAAGCCCAATGTTTCTACATGCTGGCAAAGAAGATCAGCGAGAACGGGATTTACATTAAGTCAGGCGAATACAAAGAACAAACCGTTTTGGAACTGGAAAACATCCGAAAGCACCACACAGAAAAGGACGGGAAGATAACGACAACGCCAAAAGAAGCGGTTAAGCAGATTCTTGGGTTTTCGCCTGACTTGGCAGAAAGTTTAATGATGCGCATGGCCTTTGAGTTGCCGGTCAAGAAGTTTGCCAAAATGATGTAATTTCCGTAACTTGCATTTAAATTCAACAACATGGCGCAAGTCAACCCGTACAATATCTTAAGTTTCTATCCCTATCAACCGGGCTTTGACGAACCCGCGCCGCTGGTTTGCGCCCCGTCGCTATTGTCTTTCCAAATCCGCAAAACAACAATCACCACCGTAACCGAGTTCGTTATTGTCGCAGAGGACGGAACAGAGCAGGACATGGACACAAGCAGAATCGAAACGGCTTGCACTACGTCATATGGCGGGTTTGCCACATACAAGGCCAATGCGGCCCCGGCGGGTTTGGCGGACGGGAAATATCAATTCAAGGTTGTTTTGGATTCAACTACCTACTATTCACATCCTTTTTGTGTAGATAGCCGATTTGGCCAGATGTACGAAAAGGTCATCGATTACACTATTCAGCAGACAGTAGTCGATGAATACGTGCTTACTTTCTCCTTCACCACTGCAATAGGCCACGGTAGGCGTACCATCACATTTGAGCAGTCGGGCAATACCGTGAACCGCACAACCTGGAACAGTGCCAACATTTCCACCTTGAGGCTCACAGAGGCAGACGGTACGGGAAGCGTTTCAACTCTTGTGACATTCACACATGAATTTGAAGGATCAACTTGGGTGCAAGTGTGGGTACTTGTTTTCAATAGCTCCAGTGTGTCAGGAACGATCTCTTTCACGCTACTGAGCGAGGCGTACAACATCGCCAACGAACAATACTACTTCATCGCGTTTACCAATGCCAACGACATACGGGATTTGGGTTTGTTCTACCAAGACGGTTATATTCAGAAACTCTACCTGAAAGTCTACCACCGCGCACCGCTAGTTGTCCAGGAAACCCGGCAACAGGCCAATGCAAAGGGAACACCGTTTTTCAACAGCCAAACCATCGCCGAAAAATTCACGATGGACTTTGCGCCCGTGCCTGACTACCTGGCCGCTGTATTGAACGCGCTGCAAAATCATTCCAGCGTGACCCTATACGACACCATGACCGGACAAGGAACGAGTATAGCAACCGGGCGGCCTACGTTCGAGTTTACACCAGTGGAAGCGGATGTCATTTTGAAAGGAACATTTTCTTACGAAACCAATCGGGCGTTTGTAGCTTGTGAGGATAATATGGAGGTATGTTAGGAGAAGAACCAAAATTTAATACAGGTGATCGGGTTGTTTGTATCTCCGAAAACTTTGCCAAAATTGCTACTACTGATGTTGCAAAAAGCACAGTAGGAACACAAGCACAACGGCATCCGATTATTGGAGAGGTATTGACTGTTTACGATAATTTAGGTGATTTTATTTGCTTTGATAAGTATAACGACAAAGACCCTGAATACCTAGAGGGTGTATCTGAATTTCACTGGTTTCACCAAAGCAGGTTTGAGTCAATCCAAAACAAACAAACTGTCAAGGAATCCTTGATGGTTCAACTATTCAATTGATGTACACGATATTCGGCACCTTCACCGCTGGCACAGTTGATCTAACTGCCTCAACCGTTTACCAGTCCCTCAACTTCCAAGACACGCGGGACGACAAGACGGGTATCTACCGCCGCGTGTTGAACACCGAATTGCTGTTTGTGGGTGCATCGTATCAAGAAATCATTACCGAACGCGCTTTAGGTACGTGTGACATTCCTATTCAGATCAAGTACAACGGGGTAACGAAGTACAACGCAAATATTAAGCTCAATACCAGTGCAACCAGCATCAACGAACTACTTTGTATTGTCACGGCAAAACTAGACAGTAACGACGATTACACCTGCTTTTTAAAAGAATACGACCAGGAAATAAACATTCTGGACGGTACAACCAAGCATAGCGTAAAGCCTTTCCTTGGAACAATTGAAATTAGAACCGTTGTCGAACCAGCCCCAGCAACCCCGGCAACGTGGCCACTATCTAGTCCTCGCACAGCTCAATCAAGCTTCTACACATCCGCGCAAGGCTGGACAATCATACGCAACGAAATCAACGGGGTAACGCAGGTAAATCCTTTCTTGTACCGCGCTGAAACGAATATCACAACGACCTATGCCCGTGAATTTGTGGCGGGTGGATCTACTCCACCGGGTGACGGCTGGATTGCAGTATCAGGCGGCTTTGCCCGTCGTATTGCCAGGGTGTATAGCCCGGCGCGGTCGTTCATTCTTGACCCAAATCCGAACCAGATCATACAAGCCTACGACGTGACCGGGTTAGGGGAAGACTTTACCGCCGTGAACATCCCGAACGGCGTGCGACTGGATGATATCTTAGAAACCTTCACGCCTTGTTCTTTGTCCATCGTTTCGGACTTTTTCGGGATCAATCCAGACAGCACAGCTCCGACAAACACCCCATACACTGAGGCACTAGAAAATTTACAAGACCTGCTTTATTTCCAGAAAAGCGACGTTAAGAGGCCAACGGCATCGAATATTGCAACCGTTGGCCGCACGTCATTTAAAAAAATAATGTCATGGCTAGAGGTTAAATACAATTGCCGTTACCGGATCGCAGGGAGTGAATTAAGGATTGAACACGTTTCCTACTTTGCCCAGGCGACCGGGTTAGATTTGACCGCTTCACCCTATTCCAACCAGATTGACGGGAAGATCTCAACCACGTACGACAACACCGACGCGGCGAAGTCTGAACGCTGGTTGTGGATGGAAACAGTAAGCCCTATGTTCACGTGTGAGCCTATCCGGTACGCGGAGGAATGCCTTTTGTCCGACGCACAGGACGAAATACCATACACGGCGGAGGATTTGAACAGCGACGTTCTTTACATCCAAGGCAACCCCGATAGGGTAGACGACAAGGGGTTTGTTCCAATTGCGGCGTATCGTAACGGGTCGGATTACTACTTGGTGCAAGAAACCAACTTGGTCGATGGAAACCTGTACCCCAACTCACATTTGGCCTGGGCGAACCTACTTGCGCATTATCACACATACGACCGCCTCTACCCTACCGGAACAATGAACGGCGATCCGGTCACGTTTGATTCATCACGGCGGCGGTTGGTTGGGGAACAGATAGAAATTATCCTGTCGAATACCAGCTTTTGGGATGTGTTTGAGCCGGGGAGTACGGTTGAAACAGCGTTAGGGGTTGGGGAGGTTACGAAGGATGATTACGACACTTTGACGTGTCGGCTTAGTTTGAATGTGCGGTATTGAAATACCATGTTTCGGGTATTGCTGTTAAAATGTGATTGAACTACTTTTGTTCTATCAAACAATCAAAACCTAAGCACATGAAAAAGTTAACCAAAAAGCAGATCAACGAAATTCTTTACGGATCAATTTATAGCGGCGTTCGCATCAACTTTGGACGCGCTTCACAAATTGGTGTAACTCCTGATCAGCAAGAAAGATTACTCGAAGTGTACCAAATGTGTGACAGTAACATGACCAAAAAGCAATATGTAGACTATATCTCAGAAAACTGGTAATCAATCATCAGCCCCGCTAACCACGGGGCTTTTTTATTTCCCATCTTTTCCGTAACTTGCACCAAACTAGCGCAATGGAGCAAGAGCAAATATTAGCCATACTTTCCAACATCATCCAAGGCGGGTGCAGCCCGTACCAGCACAAGGCCAAAGAACCGCATGAATTTGCCGAAATGGTTTTTGCAAAGACAGCGCACGAACAAGGCGAATATATAAGCACCCAACGATTACGGGAAACACCAGAACAAGCCAAACAGCGGTTAAGACTCACCAACCCGATCACAGCCGCCGCAATCAGTCCAGCCCTTGCTTATGTGGAAGAACTGCAACGAACCGACGGTGTACACCGGATGGGGATATTCCAAGATGTTACCCGCTTTCAGGAAGTCGAGCAAAGTTTAGGCCGATACTACGCCGGGCAATCAATACAGGATTTTGCATTCAACGCCGTGAAAATTGCGAACGAGCAAGACCCGAATAGCTGGTTGATCTTTGAGCGTAAAGAGTTACCAGATGCAGCCGGGTACACGTTCTACCCTGTGCTGGTTGAATCTGAACGCGCCGTGGATTGGAAGTACGACGTGAATGGGAATTTGCAGTACCTTGTTTTCAGCGAGGAAGAATACCAATCCAAGCGCATTGACGGCGGGCAAGAAATCGCCCATGTAAATCATTATTACCTATACGCGCCGGGGTACGCTGCTTTTGCTCAGTACATGGGTGATGACAGCGAACCACGTTATGAGGATCAAGCGTACACTATCGACGACGCGCCGGATTATCTTGCTTGGATATTTGAAACGGGCACATTTGAAACCCCTGCTATCCGCTTGGGGGCTTACCAATCTGAACTAGACATAAACGCGCCGTGCGAATTGTTGTACGAACCAGCGCGGGGTCATTTACTTGACTTGATGGGCTTGAAATCCAGCTACGACCTTAACCGGATGCTCCACATGTATCCAAAGTTATTCCAGTACGTGAAGGCTTGTGAGGCGGTAGACGGTGAAGGTTTGGCTTGTATCGGCGGGTATTACGGAGCGGATCACAAGCGACCTTGTGCAACGTGTGGCGGTACTGGAAAGATCGTACACGGGGGTGAGCAAGATGCAGTTACATTCAAGTTCCCAGACTCCAAAGATGAGTTTGTAGACCTCGCGCAAGTAGCGCACTATATGAGCCTACCAATGGAGGTACTCACCAACCAACAAGAACAGATCGACAAGCTATCAACGATCCTTACTTATGTAATCTACTCACAGGAACAAACCGAGGCGGTCAGCATCAAGACGGCAACGGAAATCACCATCAACTACTCCCGTATCTACAATAAACTCTATCCTATCGCCCTAAAGGTTGGGCAAGTTGAATCGTTGGCTTATCGGGTTGCAATGCAGTACTACGGAGCTTTCAAGGACGGCGACAACTACCACGTTACATTCCCGATGGACTTCGCCATGAAAAAGGAAAGCGAATTGATTGCAGACCTCAAAGAAGCAAAACAAGCGGGAGCGCCCTACTCAGTCCAAAAAGCTATTTCGGATGCACTGCTAAAGAAAAAACACAAGGACAACCCGTCTTTTGTAAACGATCAATTGGCGTTCGATGCGCTCAAACCATTCTCCGACAAATCACCCGAAGAACTTGCAATGATCCTTGCAACACGTGCCAAAACCGATCCTAAGCGGGTGGCCTGGGAGAACTGGCAGGAGATACAGCATAACATCCAAGCCCGGTTAAAAGATCGTGGCGCGGCGTTCTACTTGTACCCGATGGAAGCGCAACGAAAGGAAATAGCTGATGAAGTAGTGGCGATTATTGCCGAAATACCAGTGGAAACCAATTCTTTTAACCAATTGCCAGTGTTCCAGTAATGGCCAAATTTGAAGACCTGATAAAACGCCGTGAAAAGTTGATAGCCGATGCAGAAGCACAGGCCACAACCCGTTTGCGTGGGATCGAGGTAGATTCGTGGAATTTTGTTGCCGATGTAATATTGGGGCTAGATACGAAGGTTGGCAAATTAGAGTTTTCAGCGCGGAATATTCAGAAAGTAAATAACGGGACAGTAGCCTTTCAGCAAACCTTAAAGGCTAAGCTACTAGATTTTGGGCGCTGGGTTGCGGGTCGTTTCTTGTCTCTTTTTGGTGTAAATACATCCTACTTTAAGATTGCCGCGCCTGGTGTAGATAAAGATATTTACGCCAATGCAAAGAAAATTGTAATGCTGCGATGGGGGTTTGATGTTGAAAAAGATAAAATAGTCGAATTGGGCTTTTTGGACATGGCTTTCAATCCTGCAAATATTGCCGAGTCGGTAGGCCGTCGCATGTTGTCGGGGGTGAGCGGGGGTATGGACTTGAAGACATTCACAAAGACCTTCAAAGACGAAATGTTGACAAGCAATAGCGGCAATGGGACGCTCGTAAAGGAATTTGAACGCGCCGCGCATGATGCGTTTCAAATATTTGACAGGACAACACAAAACAACCTTGGGACAACACTGGGGCTTGGATTTGCCTTGTATTCTGGAACAATAATGAGTGAAACGCGCGACTTTTGCGAAAAGCGGGCGGGTAAAATCTACTCACGTGAAGTTATTGACGGATGGAATGACGATTCGTGGGACGGTAAAATGAAAGACGTTGACGTTAAAGAAGCGTGTGGAGGTTATAATTGTAGGCATCACCTATCTTGGTTGTCCGAGCAGATGGTAGAGCTTTTGAAAAAGCGAGGCACAAAAGTCGATGTATTGGGTTGATTTTTTTTTGTAAATTGCAGTAACAAAACCTATAATGGAGTTAAAAAAGGCAATCGAAATACTAAAGCACTTCAACCTATGGAGGCGCGGGGAAATTAACGACCTTAACCATTCGCCAAAAGAGATAGGCAATGCAATTGATGCCGTCGTAAAACACCACGAGCAATGACCGCCGCACAAACAGCCGCCAAAATCCGCCAAAACCTCGCAGACCTGCGGGCAAACCGGGAACGGGAACTGCAAATTATCGGGGCTGACCTTTCAACCCTGATTAAGTTGCGCATTCAAGGCAGCGGGGAGGATTATCTAAACACCAAATTCAGGCCATACAATGTTGATTATGCCAAAGAACGAACAAAGGCGGGGTTTCAAACAAAGTACGTAGACTACACGCGCACGGGGCGCATGTGGGCGAGCGTCTACCCTGACGTAGATGGCAACACAAGCGTGCACACAGTCGTAATTACTGCACACGGTGACGACAACATAAAAAAGGTGAAAAGCGCTGTCCTTCACAAGCGGGGCAACATTCTACGACCATCTCAGGAAGAATTAGATTTAGCTGAGGAAGCTAATAACACACGGGTGCTAAAATATCTGCAAATATGATCTACCTACTTGAACAAGTCTTTAGAACTCCTATCCAGGCTTTAAACTGGGTTGATAAATACGGCGGGGTTGTGACCAAATACAACGACCAAAAAACAAACGAGGTGTACCCGATTGTGGCTTACAACTCCGACCCGATGTGTAGTGAAACTGATCCATACACGCCCATCACACCGGACGATGCATTTAAAAGCGTGGTGTACTGGGAGCAAGCCGGGGCAACTAGAATAGACTCCAGCGAACGCCGCTACGTGACCGGAACGGCAACCATGCGCTTTGTGGCCTGGATTAATCCCAAAAAACAAGGAGTAACACCTGTTTATGGACTGAGTTCGATCTATGCCAACGACTTTGTGAGCCGTGTTGCAAGTGTCCAGGGTGCGACGGTTTCCGGTGTTCCAATTACATTGTCGGTTACGCGCGCAAGTATTACCGAGGTAGACGAAAATGCAATCTTTGGGGATTACAGTTACGCAGGCAAGAAACATTTGTTTGTGCGACCGTTTGAGTTTTTCGCGGTTGACTTTGAATTTACGTTTACTGCTCCGAAGAATTGTGCATCACTGATTACGATCGGAACGGCAATTGACTGCTAATGACTAATATCCAAGCTTCAATCTACTGCCTAATGACCGCTTCCTTGGCCATCACTTTTCGCCGCTACTTAATTCAGGACGGCGGGTTATTGGCGTGGTGGCCTGGGTTGATTTACAAAATCTTCCCCATCAACTACGATAAATGGAGCGGAGTACACAAAGCGACTGAAAAAATACTTATCACTTGCGCCACCTGTCAGGCCGGCCAACTGGCTTTCTGGATCTCAATTTCACGGGGCAATTCGATTATTGATAGCTTGCTTTGTGCGGGGTTGTCTAGTGTGATTGCGCACATCATTGACCAAAAATATTTTGCATAATGTTTGGAAAGAAAAAATCAAAAGCCGATGCGCTTAAAGAAAGGCTACAAGATACGCAGGACGTGGCAGAGGTATTGCGCACGACGTTGGGCGCAGACATTGCGGAATACTACACTACTAAGCAACAGGGTCAAGTTCATCGGCTTGTTACGGAGGACGGAACCTGGTTACCGGGCTTCACGGCAAACGGAAAGGATTATTATATTCGCAACCCAAAGGACGGACTACCCCTACGCCGCCAACGGGAACTAGAAAAAATGTCGGTTGTCGTTCCGTTCAATGCGGGGTTGGGTGAGGTGATTTCCAGCCTTTCCAGAATGAAAAAGATTTGCAACTCCCTTGTAGGGGGCAAGGACGCGAACTTTACCGGGCTGGTTGAAGAGATTGTCAACTTAGAACGTGGGCTAAGTGAGTCGAACCGCAAATGGCAAGCATCCTTAATTATGTGTACCCTCTTCATCTACGAACCAGGCGAAGACTTGAAAACATGGGATATTGACCATGCAAACCGAAAGATTGAGGATTGGGCTGCGGAGGGCTTGATAGAAGACGATTTTTTTACCTTAGCTATGCAATGGAGTACATACAAACTCACGTTGCAAGCTCAATTGTTGGAAAAAGTCAAAAAAGCGGCGCGGGTGTTCGGCTTCACGGATTTGTAACCAGTCATCGCGGAAAGTGGGAAAATACAGCGGATTTGATCGATGAAAAGTATACTGAAATGGTGTTGTTCGTCGCTCAAATGCTCGAAATAGACATGGGTGATCTTTGGGCTATGCCCTACCCTGAATTTCTGCGGTTGCTGGTTAAAGCCGATGAAATCACAGAGATGAGAATGAACCAAATTGAAAAAGCAAAAAGCAAGTAGTAATTTTCCATAAATCAGGTTTTGTTAAGCCCGTGCTGAAAAGTGCGGGCTTTTTTATTTTGTTATTAAAAATATTATATTATCTTTGACCTATCCTTTGAACGGAGTGATGTACGCCCAAAGGAACAATTAGCAAATAAAATTGCTAACCTTGGCTGTCTGTACATCACCGGACAGCCTTTTTTATTTTAACTCATTATGAAAATCGAAAAAGTATTTGTTACGCCTGATTTTGCAAAATCAATATTGGCGACTGGTAATGTAAACAATAGGAGGATTGCAGAGCCAGTAGTAAAAAGATATGCTGCACAAATGGCAAATGGAGGATGGAGAGAAGACACGTGCGAACCTATAAAGATTGCAGAAAATGGAAGGCTTTTAGATGGACAACACAGGTTGCTTGCAATTGTTAGAGCTAACACAGGGGTTTATTTACATGTAGCAACTGGGTTAAACGAAAATATTTTCGACGTGATTGATACAGGTAAAAAAAGAACTGGCGGGGATGCACTTAGCATAATGAAAGTAAAAAACGGAATAACTATAGCGGCGGCAATACAGCTTCAAGATTGGGCATCTAAAAACAAAAATTCCGCAAGGAGCGTCCTTTTAAACCCAGAAATAGTTGAACATTATTTAAAGGATGCTGATTTATGGGATGAATGTGGGGCTATTAGTCAAAAACTAAGCAAAGACTTTAGCCGGGCATTGTCTCAGTCTTGGGTTTGTGGAGTTTTATTTTTATTTGCTAAAATCAACAAGGAAGATTCATTTGAGTTTGTCCAGCAAATTTGCACTGGCAAGGGTGTAAAAAATGACACAATGCATGTGCTGAGAAAGCGACTAATTGATTCTAGAATGTCTTCACAATACAAAATAGAAGACGTTATTAAGCTTGCATTTATTATTAAAACATGGAATTGCTTTAGAAAAGGGAATGAGCTTTCAATGTTAAAATACAAGCCAGTTGATGAACAATTCCCAACGCCATTATAGTTAATTGACTTATTTTACAACACGAGCCGGGTGGAAACACTCGGCTTTTTTATTTTGTCAAAATTGCATAACTTGCGACAAATAGTTAGCGATGGCAGATACAACTTTCCGGTTCAGGGTTGACGATACAAATGTCGAGCAAGTTATGTCCGATATTGCCGATCAAATCGAGCGTACCGATAACGAATATAAAAAGTTAGAGCAGGACGCAACAGGCGCACTCCAAGCCATTGCAGACAACACTGCAAAGACTTCAAAACAACTAGACCAATACGCCGGGCAAGTCGATAAAGCCGCAAAGAAAACCAAGGAAGCCGAACAAGAAACCGGGCGCTTTAGCCGGGGCTTGAAAACCTTGTTTGGTAACTTATCAGTTGGCGGGGTGTCGCTTAATGACTTATCCGATAGCTTGCAAAGCCTAAAAGGCGGGTTAAAAGATGTTGGCTCAAGTAGCCAAGGCGCAGCTAAGGACGCGGCGGGTGCTGCAAAAGGATTCGGTGTGCTTCGTCTTGGTGCATTGGCCTTGGTTGCCGTTGTTGGTGCTGCATTGGTCGCTGCGTTCTCGAAGTTCCAGGGCAACCTAGATAAAGTACGTGTAGGCTTGGCACAGGGCAAAATTGCGCTTGACATTGGCATAACCGCACTTGGTAAGTGGGGTAACCAGTTGATACAGGCCGCAACGGGTCAAAAGTCACTGAGGGATGCGGTAAGGGATGCGTCAGCGGAAACAGCGGATTTCAATATCCAGATCAGGCAACAAATCGCCCTTGAAGGTAAGCTTGAAACACAGCGTATTGGATTGGAGCGACAAAAGCAAGAACAGACCGCAACAGCCGCACTCAGAAAGCAAGAAATTGAGCAGTTGAACCTGATTGCGGATAATACAACCAAGTCATTTGCAGTCCGCGAAGCAGCAGCCAAACGCCGCGCCGCATTATCAGAACAGCAAGCAAAGGCAGATGAAAAACGGATTCTTACCGAAATCGGATTAAACGCGAGAATATCAGGCGGGCAAGAACAGCAAATCAAATCCTCAAAGCAGATTGTTGCACTATCAAAAGAAGGTACACTCACCACTGAGATCCTTGCAAAGCGAATTGAGCAATCAGGCATAAGTCAGGCCGAAGCATTCAAGAGGGCAACACAGATTTTCGCTCAAATTGGGGAGTTAGGTGACGCACAAGAAACTTTGCTTGGTATTCAATCCGAAGCATTCAACCAGGCGCAATCTATCCGGGCGGAGCAATCGCAAGCAGCAGCAGCCGAAAAACAGCGCATTGAAGGGCTACAAAAGTCTATCCAGGATCTACTCACTACAACCACAGAGGCACGGGTAAAACTTGGCGATGAAAACGACGGCATCCAATTGCAATTCGCGAATGCTACTGCTGAGGTCGAAAGGCTTCGAGCGGAATATACAAAACTTGCAAAAGAACTTGGAACAGGCGAAACCGCGCAAGATATTGAACGACTGTTCAAACCTTTACAGGATATTGCGGATATTGATTTTGAACGGGCTAGTTTTGGCAAGTCGCTTGAAGTTGTCACGGGGGGGCTGGAGCGATTGTTAAAAGCCGCTACCGATCCAGTAACCGGAAACATTACCGATCTTGTTTCTTCCCAAACCGCAAAGCCATTAGCTGAACGATTACGCGCCGATGGGCTGGAAGCGGGTAAAGCCCTTGCAGGGGCTATCACTCAGGGTCAAAGCTTGGAAGCGGCACGGCAAAAAGAAAAAGGAAACGAAGCAGCAAAGCAGTTGATAGGCCAACTTGCACCGGAAGCCATAAACGCATTTTTTGAAGCCGAACAAGCCCGGTTTGAGCTACGGATAGCTCAACAAGACGCACTAATCGGAAAGATAAATGAACGCCTTGAGGTTGAAAAGAAAGCACTGGAAGAACAGCAGAAGTTGGCCGATGAAGGATTAGCCAACGATCTAGACGGGGCGAAGAAACGTGTAGCAGAACAGGAGCGTCTACTTCGAGACAGTGAAAACAAAAAGCTAGACATCGAACGCAAGGCGGCGAATCAACGAAAGATCATTGCAGCCGGGCAACAGGCAGTTGAATTGACATTAGCCGTTGCAAAACTGATTAGTGCAGAAGCTTCAAAGGGCTTAATTGGTCTTGTATTGGCCGTTGGCGGTTTGGCGATCATTTCCCGACTAGTTGCCGCTGGGCGATCTCAGGCAGCAAGCGAGGCAGGACGCACCCAAAACTTTGCCACTGGTACGGAGCGCGTACGGGGTGAAGGAACGTGGACAAGTGACAGCGTACCCGTCAACCTATCCAAGGATGAACGAGTATTGAAGTCCAGCGACAACGCCCGTTTAGGCTTTGAACGGATGTCAAACAAGCAATTGGTGCATTATGCCTTGCTTGGTCAGCGTGTACACTCTGACCCGCTGTTTGCCTTTGCTATGGGGTTACGTGGGCAACAAAGCAAGTTGGAAGAAAGTAAACTGTCCTTGCAAGTTGATGTAATGAAGGACGCATACAAAGAAGCCGCACTGATGGCAGCAGATAAGCAAATCGACTATTGGCGGACACGGCCTATCCAGTACCGGAATGACGCGGGGGAAATGGTCACGGAATGGAAGGAGGGGAATAGGGTTGTGAGGCAGATTGATGTTATTGGTGAGGTGGAAGTAATTACCCCTTGATCCACTCAACTATCAAGGAAATAATAACGAATACGACGGGAGCAAGCAGAAGAAAAACCAGCACGATTATGGCAGCATGTTGGTTTATTTTTTTTGGTTTAAAAATTCAAAAATCGCCTTGATTAAGTCTAGTAAAGACTTCCAAAACATCACCTCAATGTACAGTGTGATGATCAATAAAATCAAGATCGCAGATAAAAGAATAAGCAGTGGTGTCATTTTGCTTGATTTGATTGATGATAAAAAGCCCCTTTCGGGGCGGGGTTAAATTGAGTCTTGAATATATTTTTTTACTTTAGCCTCAATATATAGGCGTTGGCGGCGAACATCCATTTTTATCCCATCGCCTTGAGTAAGGAAAAAGAGAATGTCATAAGAGACTTTGGATATATCATCGACAAACCCCTCTTGAGTCACGATGTCTTGCATCTCTTTTTCTACATTGCCTTTTGCTAAGGCAATCATCATTTCGGCGGTAAATTGTGCTTGGCTCATATCGTTTGATTTTGTACCTCAATATTCAATTTTTAAACCCACTTCACAAATACCCAAAACATGGTATTTTTACCACCTAAAAATTCAGTTTGTTTTATTCGCAAATGTTTCATACTTTTGTAAGCAAATAAGTGATTATGGATTTGAGCGTATTTTTCAACGACGACCGTGTTAAGAAATTCAAAACGCATATCGTTATGAAGTCGGTGGGAGTTGAAGCGGGTGAGCAGTACAAGGGCTATGCAATCCCTCCAAAGAAAGACGAAAACGGCGATCCGGCGCATGAATTATTTGCCATCAAGAACAAGCAATCAATGATTGATCTTGGTTGGGTTGAAGTAAAGCAAGTTCCAGAACCAACCGACGCGAAAACAACCCGTAAAGCAAAAGACAATGTGGAAGGATAACCTAAGTGGAGCAACATACACGCAAAGCGATTACGACGTAATGCAAGTCAACCCAGTATACAAAAACCTTGTTGCCCGTTTGGTTGAATTGCCGTCTGCCCCTGCTCCATTGGATGCCCTACCCGACCAGGATAGTAAAGCAGAACTGAATGAAAATAGAGTTGACGCTCCAACAACTGGCAAGGCTGACCGAAAAAAAGGTTGA